ACGGAATTGCACGTATGTACTCGCTAAATGTATTGTCGTCATTTCTTATCTGCTCACCGATTATGTCAACACTTAATGCGTTTTGGTGGCTTGCTATGGCCTGTATGTTGTATGTTCCAGACGGAAGCCGCACGGTATATTGCTTGTTGTTTATTATTCCATTAGCTGTAGCGTCCGTATAATCGCTAAACACAACTGTATTGATTGTATCTGTTATCAATACTCGAAGATTCATATTTGCATAACCACTCGGATTTGCTGCTGTGGCAGTCACTGCAAATGAGATACTGCCTGAATTAGCCAATACTAGCGGTTGTGTGTACGCCATTGCGTTCTTACCTGTTGTTGCAGCGTGCCAAGTGTATGTTTTGATTATCTTATTTACGACAGGATTAAGAAGTTGATCAAGTGTTTCGACCTCTTCATCAGCAAATTCAACGGTGTCATTCATGATGGAATTTTCAAATATTGAGAATCCGCCTATATGACCTTCTGTCGCCTCAAATCCCATGTCCGTAATAATATTCCCGGCAGCATCACCGCGGAAACTTCCACCGCCAAATTGAAACGAACCGTCTTTGTATTCAATTATCTTTGCCAGTCCGGCCAAAGCCTCTTCGTAGGTTCCACCGAACCAAGCACCAACATTTACAGCCGAATCACCTTGTAATCCTGCCGTTACTACACCATTACTTGACAGCTTGATCATGCCGGCAATAAGACCACTCAACATATTTACAATTCCAGTTACCTCGCCGTCATTTAAATTAATATCAAGTGCATTTCCCTTTATATGCCCTGTACGTATGGAATCACCTATAATTTGAGTGTATCCTTTAAATGTCGTGGGTGTTCTTTCTCCATCAATTACGCTTGAAATTATGCAATATGGGAAATGATAGAAACCTGTTATTTCTTCAACTGAAATTTGAGTTTCAGAATACGTTATTGATGCTGTAGCATCTGTTTTTGATGCTTTGATATATATGAAATAAGGTTTTGTATCATTTACTAATACCGTATCAGAAGCACTAACAAGCCAGATACCCACGTTTGAAAGTTGGTTGTAGTAGGAATGCACAAGAGAGCCGGAAGTTGATACGATTCTGTTTATATTGGCAGAATAATTAAATTCAAATTGTATGGTAGTATCGTACTGCCCTGCATTGTTACCAATTGATAACATGTCAAGCTGCAAGCTGTTAACCATTTGAACAATTTCCTCAGATACACGCCAATTGCGCTTTGTTTTAGCAGCATCATTTAGTTTGTTGGTTACAACAACATTTGACAATCTCTGCAAGGCATTAATAACTTGCGTCTGATAATTTATTGTCACGATATTAGCCAGTTCAATAGTGTAATTATACGGTAATAACCAATTACGAGTAAAACTCAATACTTGGATTGGAGCATCTCCCGCCCCATCAACAACAACAAAATCTCCAATATTGAAAAAGTTATTTTGAGCCCCAATTACTTCGTATTTTTTTAGGTACAATTCCCGGACTTTTACTTCGAAATTTTGCGACGGAGAGCACCCTGCTTTCATATCTACCAAAGCCTCAGTTAGTAATTCTTTTTCTGAATTTGATATGTATACATCAGGCATATTTATGTCTAATATTACATACTCATCGCCTACAGAAACGCGGAACGCTGTTGTATCAGGGTCTGGATAGGATTGACTTTTATCATCTGTATAAGCTGCAATTACAAAGCTTTTTTCATCGGATTTATAAGTTGCACTGAACTCCATCCCAGCCAGCTTTCCGGTATTGAAATGAACTTTTGCAGCTTGTCCATTTAATAGATACTTTGTGCTTCCGTCAGCCTTTCTTTCGTTCAAGTCAAAGTCCATTGTGTTATCATAGAACTTGTATATGCTGACATCATCTAGTTTAGTAACCTTACTAATACGTTCAGGCATAACTTTATCATACGTTTTTACGTATGAAATATTTGTATCAACGCCTTTTAATTGCAAATAAGTCAGGTTTCTTTCTGCATCATTTACCAATTCGTATTCATTAGGAATTGTGAACCCATCAGGAACCGCAACAGGTAATCTTAACTTTGTCGAATAATTCCTATAGCTTGTAGGTATGTTTGACGACGAACCATAGGCATACAATCTTGTGAATATAGACGATGAGCTACTATCCTTAGACCTTTTTATCTCGTACGCTCCACCGCGCTGACCAACTTTAAATTTATAAGGTAATAGTTGCCCAACTGTTTGATTAACGCGCAAAATATAAGTTCCATTTGCCTGCTCTGTCAATTTAAAAAACACATTGAAATAATCAGTACCGCAGATTGTCTGTAAAGCAGATAAGCAGTTTGTGTCCGAGAAAGATAAATCCATGCGCTCTGTTTCAGGAATGTTCGCTTCATCCAACACAACAAGAGTTTTATTTTCATTGTAATTTACGCATGTGACTATCAAACGGCATATTTCAAGCAAATTAGCGCAATAACTAACTGATGTCGTTGTTGCATATTGAGAAATACCCATGTCAAATAGTACAGCATTGATAAATCTATATTGTATTCCCTCAAATTCAATATCGTATACGTGCTTATCACCACTATTTGTATGGGTTATATTTTGAGGGCAATTTATCCAATATCTACAACCGAAAGCAACTATACTATCACCAATCTCAAAATTTAATTCCTGAGTAGATTGGACGCTTATTGTAAATGTATCGGCACCTAAAAGCTCTTGTTTTTGATCTGCTTTTGTTACCTGTATAAATGGATAAGTACCAGCAAGAACAACCTTATTTCCTGATGATTTTTCTAAGACCAAATATCCCATTTTTTTGCTCCTCCTGTTATTTCAAAATTTGTAATTTCTTCAATATCTCCCATTATAACAATTTGTGCCCCAGCTGTAAGATTTTTTGTCAGACTCACATCTCCGTACAAATCATAGGTGTAAGTTCCATCGCCCCAACCAATAGTTATTAGTTTTTCTGTATGAAATTTCACAATTACATCACCACCATTGGCAATAACTACCCGTTTTATCGGTATAGGTTCTACGAGGGTAATTTTGAATTTTGCAAGCGTCTTGGAACTGTTCCAATCCGGTTCTATAGGTTCACCATCTGCCCGAATTACTTCGTATGGCAGTACTGTTCCATTCCCCAAATCTAAAGACAGCCGATGATAACCTATGCCGTCAAAAATAGAAGTAATAGCATTGACTTTATTAATGAAATCAAGTCTATTTGTTCCATTTATAAAGCAATTCAACGTTATAGTCCTTTCTGTGTATTTTGGTAATGAGGTCAAATCATAGAATTTACCATGCGATGTAACATCGTCGTTTGATATTTGCGTTTTTCTCTTAGGCAACTGGAACAAGCCGGAAACCGTTTCTACATTAATACCGCAATCAGAAAGTAGAAAGTTGTCAATCTTGAATATCAATTTACTCATAGTTAAAAATATTAATGTGTGAATGCGTAGTTTGCGAAATTACTTCACATGAAGCACCCTCGCACAGATAAATATTTGCTTTTGAATAATCACCCAGTATAAGCCCAACTTTAGACCTATGACGAACAATTATATGAGCTGATTTGAATTCACTCAACGTATATTCGCAATCACAATCCCCGGCTAAAATAACATGCCAAATATCCTTTATTTTCAAATGTTTCTCATCGAAAAAAAAGTTATTCATATTGGCAATGTCTTTGACATTTAGGTAATGTTTCCTTACAAAATTAACCGGTGGAAAATGTTTTTTCCCAAGCTCTTTTTTATAAATGAACATCAATTCGACTAAATCGCCGAAACCTTTCACATTTTGAACCTCTGATATACTTTCGCTACAGTGGTTTCCCTTTTGCATAATTTTCAATAAATCATTAATCATGGTATAATTCCTTTCGCTCTAAGTCCAGTATCAGTATCGGAAAGAGTCTTTATTACCTCATCAATTTTTTCCGAAATCTTCATACCGTTATCATTTATACTATTTAAAACATCTAATTGTTGTTGATTCACTTTCAAAGTAGAACCCAATATACTTTCTTGTCTATCTTGCGACAATCTGATTCCTGTCATTTCCCCTTCAATAACCCCGGCTGTTTCCTGTGAAACGCCTTTTATTGCACCTGTTTTTGAATTTGCTGACGTTGTTGCACCATCAAATAGATAGGTCATTTGTGACAGAATATCAGCGTAGCTGGTACCTAAGTTTTTTACTCCATTTTGGAAATCTTCAAATGCTTGCTTCGCCTCAGGCGTATTTAAGTCATTTTCAGTCCAAGTATCGCCAACTTTTGTTGTTATCTTACTTTCTAATTTACTCAACATTGATTCCAATGGAGTTTCGAGTAATTTTGTTTGAAGCCATTGCTTTACAATATTCTGTACTACCTCATTGCTTTTCTCATCTATCACGTCGAAAGCATCAGCACCCGACGCTATAGCATCAAATATCGAATTTCCCAACGTACTCGCGAAATCCTTTCCTGTGGTAGTCATTATCTTGTCTGACATAGCCGTGTAAATAGCCTCTATGTCATCCGCTGTTTGCTGTGCTGCGGATTTTGCCGAATCAATTGCGCTCTGGTCTTTTTTCTTTCCGCTCCTACTTTCTTGAAGTTTTACCTCATCTTGTTCGAGAGCTAATTGTGCCTTTAGGTTCGCGAGTACTTTTGCCTGGTCTTGAAAATATTCTTGACCATAAGCGTCATCAACTGCCTTTTTAAGACCTGTATAAGCTAGTTGTAAAGCTTTCACAGCGTCTTCATCTGCTTTTATAGCCTTTTGTACTTTTCGATCTTTTGCGCCCCAAATAAGATCAATGCCATTACTAACCAAAGATATTGAGCCTTGAATAATGGAAATCGGGTTTCCTGTTGCAATTCCCTTTGCTAAATCAGCCGCGCCAGAAACCATTCCCTGAACATCTGCAAACACTTTTTTAGTTTGATCGTCCATTTTAATGCCCATGGTGTCTAACCCTTGATTAACCGAGCTCATTACAGAATTAACGGCATCTAATGCACCAGAAGCATCTTTGAAAATATCCTTAGTTTTAACTGGGTGACCTTTGATCAAATTATCTAAATCATCGAAAATGGGTTTAAATGGATTCTTTTGCCCGATTTCGTCTCCAATAGATTTTATTTTTTCGACATAGGCTTGGTACTGCTGTTCAGAAACAGTCATTTCTTTCTGTTTCACATTACCATTCAGGTCTTTCAGTTCGGGAATTTTATATGTTACCGTACCGTCAGAAGCTGTATTTTTTACAGCACCCGCAATTGAGTTCTTTGCTGCATTCTGCAATTTGCTTAATGCTCCAACTCCTAAGTCAGAAAGATTTTCGAATAATCTTTTATATAGAGATGTTTGTTTCAG